CCCGTAAAACTATGGAGCGCAACCGTCTCAAAAGTATTTTTGAGACAGTTCAGAATGATCTGATCTTGGAGAACCAGGTGGTGCATACAGTGGAGGAATTACCCAAAAGGGTACCCGAATACCATCAAATATTTCAGGAGAATTATATCACCCAAACAGTAGTACGGACCTATCTACTGGGAAAAATGGAACGTCTGGACCTTTTTCGTATTTTTGATAATTTTGTGCTTAATGACGTCTATCCGTTTGTACAGTATCAGCCGGTTGAGGGAGCGCCCAGATATCGGTATCATGAACGTTATCTTCTGGAGAGTGGCAAAAAGGAGATGATCATGAAATGGTTCGAAACATCTCCCTATGGTCTTAGTTTTAAGGTTAAATTTTCGGGACAAAGTTCTGCCGAGATCAGGTATATAGCAGTCAACCTGAATGAGACGGGACGCATCGATTATAAAATACAATGGAAGGAGGAAGACCATGCCACCAGCCGGGATATCGAGACTACCTATGATATTATACGCAGTTTCATCGGAAAAATTAACCAGGAGAATCGTTCCTATGGTATTAAATTGCATATTCCCAAAAATCAGGAGTTTAAGTTTGCCTTTATTAATTCCATCCAAAAGTTTGAGCTGCCCGAAAAGTTTGTCGTCAACCATAATGACCTCTCCGAGTTTGCCCGCTACTTTTTCCCGTACGTTGCATTGGTAGTGGAGCCGCGCAAACGTAAGGGTCGTTCGCTCCTGGTCCAGGACGAAAAAGGAAAGTTTGGTACCTATCTACGCTACAAACGTGTGTCCAAATATGAAAATCGCAGCCGGATAGAATATCGTATCCTTTATTTTATGCGCAACTATGAATATAATGAGGAGTCATTGATCAATGAGATTAGTAAAGATTTTAACATTACGGAAGAACAGGCCGCCCAGGAGATCCAACGGGTGAGGGAAAAATATCCGGGGGTCAAGAAGTCTAGAAAAATTCTCAAAAAAATGGAGAATATACCTAAATATAAACCTCCTGGAACAGGAATCGATATACAGGGCAAAATGCGCCAGAATTATAAGATCAGGATTGCGGGCGCCAAAGACTGGGGACAATTGGCGCGGATCATTCGTTTCGTAAACATATTCATCTACCTCTATCTGGAGATCTATCTCTACAGACTCCCCGAGAAACAATATATCCGGGACCAGTTACGACGTTTGACACGTGTGGCCCGTAGGAGGAACAAGGTCGAGGATGTTGTGGACTATGAGGAGTCGACCAAAACGGTCAAGCAGATGACGCGTATTGACTCTAAAAGATTAAAATATCGGGCCGATGAAACACAAAACCAATGGACGCGTAACTGTCAGAACTCCGGTGAGGACAAATTACGCCGACCACAACAGTACATCAACGAGGCGGATTTGATCGCCCGGGGATATAGTTGGCGAGAAAAGTTGGATGATATTCCCTATGGGCATTATGCCCGTGAGGTCTGGGTGGACGAAGACGGACGGGTTGATTCTGGCAAAAAGAAGCATCATGTCGTCCTGCGGGCCGTCCGGCTCCCTCTGGACGATGGACGTTTTGTATACTACACCTGCAATCCTGAGGAAAATGGGAAACATATGTTTATTGGATTCCTGACAAAGGCAAAAACGCCCATGGGGGACCTAGCACCCTGCTGCTTTATTAAGGACCAGTTCTATTCTAAAAATCCTGAAAAAAGGAATATTTATCTCCAGGGTATAGGTATTGGTCAGGCCATCCAGGCACCCATGACCATGGGTAGTCAGCTCTATATTCTCCAGGACAGTAATAAAATACAAGAAGGACGTTTCGCCTTTTTGCCCAAAGATCTAGATATATTTTTTAACACCTCATTGGGCCATGAGCGCATCATCCGTAACCATTATCTCATCTCGAGCCGTACCGGCTACTTTTTTAAATATGGTGTCCAACAGAGCCCACAGGATGAATATCATTTTTTGGGTTCTATTTGTGCTCTCTATGATATGGGGGTCGAAGAACTACGCAAACGTATGGTACATTTTTTGGAAAATGATAAAGATCTACGTACTTTTACCAGTCTGAACAATGGTGACCTGCGCAACCAGTTCGGAGACCTGGAAACTTATTTAAACTATCTGCGCTACAATAATTATCCGGAACATCGCCTTCTGGGCGACCTTTTGTGTATGCCTGGGATACTCTACGAACATGGGACCAATCTGATCATTTTTGAAAGGCGCACTGGTAAGAATAAACAGGATGAACAAATTTATGTACTCTGCCAGAATGTCGAAGATTTGGAGAACCTTAAGGATCCGGAGCGTGCGACCATTTTCCTCATCCGGGAGGGTAAAATTTATTTTCCCATCGTTCAGGTTGTCAAAACGCAACGACAGACCGGCGAAAGGATGGTACAGATCAACCGTGCTTTTCATTATGCAGCGGAGGCCCAGAATATTGTCAATCATCTGCTCGAATACTATACATTAAATTGTCGGTCCGAATACTCCATTCTGGTAAAAGATCCTTGGGGTCAGGGTGAGACGGCCAAAATAGCCTACCGCATACTTCTAAAAAATGGATATCATGTACGTCGCCAATATCTGGACGCCCGTTTCAAATGTAGATATTTGGTCACGCAGGATGGTTATCTGGTGCCCGTACTGCCCTCGGGGAGTATCTACCATCTACCCCATATCGGCAGATTGGCCCGATATCTGCATAGTTTTGACCAGACATATGAACATCTCATCAGATTGTCCCAGGTGGGCCTGCATACCAAACCTTTGGGCATAACCTATAATAAGCAGGAGGATGGTCACTATTGGGCGAATGCCCTGCTTACCCAAAACTATAGTGAGGTGCCCATTACGCCCGAAAAAATTTCACCGGATCGTATTAAAGGATTGGGTCTGGTTACGGTCAAACAGGAGGTTAACCTGGACCAGGAGATCGCCCGGGGACAGAATAATACCCCTGTGGACCGGAGAATCCTAGCGCTCTCCAAATATAGCTACGAAACGGAACTCTACCAACTTTTCCGCTTCCATCTTTCCTACTATCTCAACCAGGTGGACCTAAAATTGCGGGAGCACATCATGCAACAAATCTTGGGAAATTATCCGGATAAAAGGAAAAATATTAAAAAAATGCTCTACGAGGCGTCCGACCAAAGGCTCTACCAGACTTTTCTGGAACTACTCCGGAGGAGAGCGCAGACTGCAGGGGCGGAAGAAAAGCAGGCCGAAAAATCTGTCCAGATTGTGCCCGATTTTCCGGAGACAGATGCACATACGATCGTACACAGCCATCCCCCCGAGCTGCCCAGGGTCCGGCTACCTAGTGGCTGGGTACGGATCCTGCCGCGTGATCATGCCATCAACTATCCGGAATATCACATCCAGAATATACGGGAGCTCTGCTATCTACAGGACAAAGACGTCTGCCAGAAGAGATACCATTGTTCCTGGGACCCCCGGGACAAAATCTGTCTGCTCTCCGTACGCGAGGACAACTTTATAGAGTACATTAACAGGGTTGTTGAGGAGCTTGTGGAGAATGGTCTGCGCGCCCAGGAGATCCTTCGTGTGGGTAACTATTTTGTTTCCGATATAGTAAGCTATCAAGTTTATACAGAACGACCCTACGAACGTTTGGTTATTGCGTCCGCGGTCAATCTTAATAAGGTTCTGGCGGAAGTTTTTGGTAAAGAAAATTTGCCCCGTGTGGGCCGTAGAAAAAAGATAGACCGTCTTGAGAGGGACTATATCGAACTGAATGCCCAGAATCCTTTACGTGAGGACCATAAATGGTATTATCAAACCGTCCTCGAACATAATAATAGCCTCTACCGTGCCTTCGCCAACTGTTATTATTGGACAACACATCCCTATTCTGCCGTAGAATATCGTAACCTAGGCTATTATTCTACATTACAAACTATTCTGGCCAACATCTATAAGGCACAAGTTATCGATTATCTCCGCCGATCAGGGGGCCAGAACCAAAATTTTTTGATCAGACTGGGTACAGAAATACGCAGTCTGACCGATGGCCATTTGGAGCTGGACACATTGTCCAAAATTTATCATGTACGGATAACCATTTATAATGAACAGATGGAGGAAATCGCACATTTTGGAAAAAATAAGATTCCCATTGACATAAAATTTTATTTTATGACCGGTAATATTTATCCGGACAAAATAGATGCACTCTATAAACGTAAATAGGATATCCTGATGTTTCAACTAGTGATCAAAGAAAAATTTATGTGCGTTTATATTATCTAATGTCCAACGATAGTAAAATGCTTAGAGAAATGATCCAACGTCAGCTTCCCGATGTGCCACCAGAATGGCGGCTTTCAGTCAATGATATGAAACGTATTTGTAAATATATAAATTCGAGTATTTTTGATCCTGAAAAATGTTCCATCTGGAATGGTTATATCACCAATATGAACAACAACAATAAGGGTACCTATATTAATTTCTATTTCAAGAATAAAAAAGTGGCCCTACACCGTCTACTCTACAGTAATTATGTGTCCCCGCTCACTCCGACAGAATATCTTAAGTTCAACTGTGATAATAAAGGTATTTGCTGTAATGTTAACCATTATGAAAAGTATAAATATTCTCGTGTTAAACGGGATATATATAAATCAGAAAAAAAGACCAAAAAAACAGAAGATATTCAAATTGGTACGGACAATCCAGACGATTTGGTGATCGACTTTGGTCAATAGTTCCTTGGACGTCTTTTTTTGGAATTTTTACCTTTTCCGCCTTTTTTAAGGGCCTTAAGTGCCCGTTCTTTTTTGTCCATAATTATTTGGGCAATATTGACAATATTAGAAGGAACCTCACGCGGGATTACACTAGGTTCATGATAAAACTCCCGCCGTACAATAGGAGGGTAGCCACCTATCGGTTCAAAGCTCATTCTTTCTATATAATATAATCTATAATGGATATTCCGCATATAATTATGGAGGCACTTGAGAAGTACGATGCTGCTACGGAAGTGGTCGAAAGACTCTCCCAAAATACTTATTTGATCATTAATAAATCGGAGAATGATCTGGAAAGATCATCATTTATTTTTATGGATCGTCAGGAAAATCATGTAATCCTGGAAACTGAGGTAGAAATTTTGGCCGTTTATTATAGTAAATATCAACTATGGAACTGGGCCTGGGCACATCCTGCCCTGACCAGTTCGGAAAACTATCTTTCGCGGGAGATCCTTAAATATGCCCTACGTCTTGGCCCCGAAATGGCCTATATTAAAAATATACTGGTCATGTCCCGGGGGATCATTGATAGTATTTGGCAGATAGATATCAACCTGGCAATTTGTGCGGATATTCTTAAAAAATATTATATCTACCAATATCAGGTGAAAATAGGACAGGATATTCTCATCTATTATTTTGTCCTGTTGGACGATTCTAAGATAGAGGAATTTAGGAAAAATATGGCTTATAAATGAGCACACGGTACCGATCGTTCGGATAGACCGAAATGCCATCGATCATATCATCATCATAAAGTTCGGGCAGCCCATAATAGTCCGCATTAGTATAGCGGATTCCGTTAACTCTAACATGATCTAACGGAATTTTGAGCTCCATTTTGCCTGGATATTTTTGGTCTACTACATAATAAAAATAACGGTTCGGATTATATTGTGATCTGAAACGGAAAAGTGGTAGCATATTAGGGGCCTCTGTGGACTCCTTCGTAGACTCCTTCGTAGACTCCCTCGTAGGATCCTGGTCGTCCGAATGTTTGACCAAAATACCATTAAGAATAGGTGTCTCCATTTTTTCGTGTAGGGGTACACTCGGGGATATACTAATGGAAGAATATTTTACGGGATGCGGACAGCTGGGACAACGGTATGATTGTGGACGTTGCGCATAGAGTAGAAGGATGATCAGGACGATGGCTATGATAATAATAATAGTTGAACCTGAAATGGTCGATAAGTTCATTATAATATCAAAATATAATTTGGCAATGTTAGTATAACTATATGGTCCAAAAGGTCCAAATCGCCTATCTTTTGCCCAATACCTGTTATTTTTCAGAAATAGGGCAATATCTAATCCGTTTCCTTTATGTTAAAATTTCCGCCGAAAATTACCATCAGGCACGCCGTGCTCTGGACGACTATCTTTGGGGGGAAATATCACGCTACATCTATTTCCATAATATTGATGTGGAAGATTTGGAGGCTGGATTATCGTCCATCTGCCAGACCTTAGTTTCATACTATCCGGGAAAGGATTTACAACATTTTTATTTTCATACTGAAATAAGCTACAGTTTTCCGAAAGGATGTCTGGAGATAGTCCATGCAGAACGTCTTTTTAAGGCTCCCCAGAATATGAACCACCTGGGCTGCCTCTTTAGCCTAAAACATACTGTGGTTGAGGATACATGTGCCCTGCTCTATTATCGCTACGATCTTTCGGCGGCCAAAAAAATAAAGCCCGAGTCCATTAGTAGGGCAGATATTTTGCGCGCCTTGCGGAGACGTTACTATCTGACGGCCGTTATGGTGGGAAAACAGGAACTGGCCAAATATTATTACCGTGAACCGGACAACCTGGCGGACGGTATCCTAGGCGGACGAATTAAAAAAATTAAATTCGATGTCCATGGCTATCATTTAGTTTGTTACTATGATACCGATAGCCGAGACTATATAAATCAGGTGGCCACCCGTATGAACGGCCAAGTACTCATCCGTGGCGATGCCCTTTTTCTCCATGAACTGGCCGATGATATCTATGCTAACCTAAGCCGCCGTGAACTCAAAAGGCTTAATGTGCTCAGCTATCAGTCAAAAATAACACCCCCGGAGGATCTTTGGAATCGTTATCTGGTTGTAGAATATTTGATGCAACAATATCATGATATTAAAAATCGTTGTAGTATTTGTCAACAGGCTGATGTCTCCCAGATCTGCCAGATTTGCTACCGTGCTAAAATATGTGGTTCTCAGACCTGTCAGGAACAACATCGTAAACTTTGTACTTTAATTAATTAAAAATGTATTAATTAATTAATAAATTAATTAATTATATCTTCGTTTGGATAATCCGGCGGAATATCTAGAATATACTTATAAAAAGAATGGATAAAAATGATCTTTTGAAAGAAGTGGTCGCCCAGAATAGGCTACAAGGATCGCAGCCTTCCGATGAAATAGAACTTTCTGATCTTAAGACTGATAATGTAATTGAAGATGCACAGATGCCAAAAATGACACAATCTTTGTCCAACAAAAAATATCCAGAACATGTCCGTTCACAGGGATCGCAGGGACTGCAAGGACTGCAAGGCCCGCAGGGACCGCAGGAACCAAAAGAACCGCGGGAACCGCAAGGACGCAAAATTTCCCCCATTATCATTGACTATCTAATTATGCCCATTATTTTGATATTTCTTTTTGTGCTTATGGTCTGGCCTAAAACTTCCAATCTGATCGGTAAAGTTTTGCCCAGGCTCAAGGATATGAAAGGATATTTGGCGCGTGGAATTTTGCTGGCCATCCTCTATCTGACCGTCCGTTATCTTTTAGCCCGTACATTAAAAAGTTGAAATTCGAGTATTATATTTTAAAGATCTAATTGAAAAGCATGAACCCCCAAACTGCCCAAAAACAGATCAAAGACATATTAGACCAGATTCTGGCCAACCGGGCGGAATTTTTAGACTCCCTCAACTATTATGAGCTCAAAATAATTTTATGCTATCTTGACAAGGTCCAGGTATCCCAAATTATTGAAGAATACCTCCAAAATTTTTTTGAAAAACTATTACCTGATAGTTCCACCGTCCACTATACATTGGCACATTGTCTGCAGGCCTATCAATATTATAAAAGTTTTATCCATAATCTTGTCCGGATTTTTTTCCAATTTCTTAAGGATGAAAAATATAAAATACTATTTTATAATAAAATTATATCCATCCTAGAAAAAATAGAACTGGACATTATCTATTTAAACCTTACTAACATCAGGATGTTCGTGGATTTCATACTAGAACTGGACTCTATTGCCAAACTGTTAAATAAAAATAATGAAGCTTCTATATTCACAAAACTTAAAAGAATTTTACGCCTTCTGGACTCCCATTTTATGGACGTTCTCATGGGATATCTGGACCAATTAATGTCCCAAAAGTTGGATAAAATTTTTCAGTCCAAAGGTGAAATTATCAAAATTATCCAAGTGATAAATCTTTATCTGGCCTGTTTTATCAATTATAGTTGCTTTTCTGAAAATTTTAGACAACCATGTACCATGGTTATGATTTATTATCGGAAATACTTTGTCACACGGCTCATTAATCTATACTTGAAGGGTGAAACATCCAGGGTAAGATATTTGTTAGAATACGATCTTTTGAAGAAAATTAAGACATATTATGTCCAAAAATGGAATTTTTATAGAATGCTTATAGATGTATTTAGGTTAAAACATGATTCTAATGGTCCTAGTGGTTGCAGATATCTAATCCTTCGAGAGAGAATTTGGCCTTTGGAATATCAGGTTAGGAAGATTCCTCTACCCAAGGAGATTATTCCAATGGAGGATCCCCGGATTTTCTGGCAACCCTATGGGTATGCACAATTTAGAGTCCACACGGAGGATGCACAGTTTACGCTTCTCTGCTATCTACCACAAGCAGTTATACTGCTCCATCTGAACAAATACCCCCAATATTCTCCGGAGGAA